ATCATTTTTACGTGTAATTTCGGCGCTCGGCATAAGTGTCAAAACAAACAAATTCGATTTAGCAGGGCCGCCATACTTGTTCATTACTGACTTGAATTCGTTAATATTGAACATCTTATCTAGATCCTCTTATAATTTTCTTTGAGTCTTCCCAGACTTGAGTTTGCGTAGCACCTTCGAATCTTGCAATGTTTAAGAATAGAGCCATATCCCATTCAGAAGGATTGACATAAAGAAGTTTACTGCGCACATGATCGAATAGATAATGTTTGATGGCAGGCCTAAATTCTTTATATTGCGAGCTTGCACTTAAAATACGATATGAAATATTCAATTTGGTGCTTTCATCATATCTATCATTAGATGCGGTATCATAGAGAGCATCCATCAATTTGGCACGCATTTTGAAAGGTAAATAGTGAAAGTTGATTCCTAGAAACCCGCCTTGAGCTCTATTAATTGGAAATATAAGAGGTACTCTGTCATAGTATGGAAGTGTATCTTTATGTTTCGGGTCATAATAAAACATATACATCGAACCAATTTTAAATTGACCAGTGTTTTTAAATCTGTCTTTTTCTGCTGTTCGGAAAAAAGTAGTTTCATTTACCTTTCCAACTTCTTTCGCCTTTTCACGATACCACACGCGCGCAGAACTATTACGAGAAGGCATCTGCCCTGCTCGAATACCCTTTAGCAAAATGTCATCAAATATCTTAGCCAATTCGTTACCTTATATTTAAGTGCTTTTCAGTCATGATTTCAAATTTCCAATTACGACCTGCACAATATTGTCTAGCAGCTTTCCATTTTGCATCATTAATACCAAATGTTTTCACTTCGTTTAGATACCTTTTAGAAATTCGTCCAGTCGGTGTTTTATTCTTTTTGCTTATATCCGGTGGTCTTGTCTGACCTTCCGGCTTTATTTCAATCATTATAGTTTCAAATTTATCTTCGCCGACCTTTTTATGTAATTTCACATCAGGAAAATAGCGATGCATTCTACCATCAATCGGTGATAAATAAGGAATGGCAACTTCTTCAGATTGCCACCAAACCACATCAGGATGCAGATCTATAAATTTAAAAAATTTAAATTCCCACAATGATCTATATACTATATTAGTCGGATCGCCGCGATATTTTTGCGGATTCACCGGTCTAAAACGTCCTTTATATGACATGCCCAACTTTTAATATAAATAAGTTAAAATCAGTTCTATTTATAAGGAATTTCAAGGTGGTTACACCAAGGGAAGAAATACTAAGAAAGAAAAAGGATTTGAATGGAATGTCAGTATTGACATTTCCTAAGAAGGATCAAAGCGCTCATTCAATGCTTCTTATCTTTAAAAAATACAAGTACCAAAGTCCTGGTACAAGAGGTATTAACAGCGTAGCAGAAACTAATTTCAGTGTCGAAGAAATAAGCGGAAATGCGCTCCTATTACCTTTACCTAGAGAAATTAGTGATTCATTCAGAGTAAATATCGGTGAATTTAATCAAGGTATGTTTGGTGACGCAATTAGTCAAGGCAGCAGTTATATGCTAAATGGTGGCGCTGCACCTACTATGGCAGGAATGATTGAAAATGCGGGATTACCAAGCACATCAACAGTCGTTGGCGCTGGAAGTGCTGCATTAGGTGCGGTACTTGGATTTTTAACCAGACAAGGGGCCGGAGGTGGTGGTATACTAGGCGCGGTATTACCTAGCAATGAAGCTATTGCTAATAGCTTAGAAGCAGGTGCTGGCGCAACAGTCAACCCAAAGCAGGCACTCCAATTTAAGGGTATTGAATTAAAATCACATAATTTTAGCTGGACATTTGCACCAAGATCTATAGATGAATCGGATGAAATATTAAAGATAACACAATTAGTAAAACGTAATGCGCTACCTAGTTATGCATCACTTGGCCCTGTAAGAAGAGCAATTTTGAGTTATCCTAGCACAGTTGACGTATACTTTTTTGGTTTACAAGAAGAATATTTTACACGATACAAGACTTGTATGATAGAAAACTTTAACTTTAATTATACACCGCAGGGTATGGCAATTATGCGTGGTGGTAAACCGGCTGTGGTAAATATGTCTATGACATTAAAAGAAATGGATATTCACACCGCAGAAGATTACGATGGTTCTTCAGGAACTTTTGCAGGTTTTGGAGATGGAAGTGCTTTGGCAAGTACAATAAGCGGTGTGATCCCGCGTTCATCCAATGCTCAATAAGGATACATAAATGTCAAACTATTTTGATCAATTTCCAATTATCAATTATAATGGTTATCAAGCTCGTGATCTTTCAAGAAGAAATAGACTCTTGCCGGTATCTATTTCAAATCCTTATCTATTTCTTCCATATACAATTACGGATGAAGATAGACCCGAAGATATAGCATATTATTACTATGGATCCACAGAATATACATGGTTAGTACTTCTTGCTAATAATATTATAGATCCATATCACGATTGGCCACTTAAAGAAGATGATTTTCATAAGTATCTAATTAAAAAGTACGAACAGCAATCCGGACAAAAAGGATACGCTGTTGTAGATTGGGCTCGAAATGAAAACATACAGGACAATATAGCTTATTATTCAAAGGTAATCACATGAGTATAGATAGACTTATTTTAAACCCTGACAGTTTCAGAACAATATATCTTAGAAAAGAAGATAATATTATCATGAAAACTGAAAAGGGTAGAAGAATTGTAATTAAAAAAATAATACCAGAAGAGTGGGTTCCCACAAGAATTTATGATTATGAGTTTGAAATGAATGAAAATAAACGAAACATTCTTTTAATAGACAAGCAGTTTCTACCTGTCGTTGAAAAAGATCTAAAGAGACTAATTAGATAATATGTCTGATCAAGAGTTTCTACTTCCCGGTTATTATAAACTAATCGCGGCATACATAACTCCTTATGGGAGTACTGAGCAAGCAGATATATCTGCAATTATACACAAAATAGTCATTGAAGAATCTATGGAAAATGATTCTATAAGAGGCTATATTAGTGTAGCAGATGGTGTTGGTCTATTAGAAAAGTTGCCACTCCGTGGAGAAGAACGTCTCTTTATTGAAGTTGAAGATATTCTAAAAAATAAAAAGATCTTTGATCTATTTGTATATAAAGTAGAAAATGTAATTACTAAAGAAGCAAACGACATTCTATTTTATGATATGGTATTTGTTTCATATATGAGATGGAACGCAGGTACACGAAAGATAATAGAATCGTTTGATAGAAGTATTCGAGAGACAGCAGAACAAATATTTAAGAACTATTATTCGCCGTTTACAAAAGAATTTAAAACTGAAACGACGGAAGGTTCATTTGCTTGCGTAATACCAAATTACACTCCACCACAAGCTTTAAGATTTTTAGCGAATAGAGCTTATAGTAATTTATCTCCGTCTTGCTCATTTAGATTCTTTGAAAATTCAGAGGCGTTTTATTTTGTACCAGATGAATGGTTAATTGCAGAAGCAATACGTACAAATAATGTTAAAGAATTTACGTACATACCGTATTCAAATCCAATGGATATAAGTACAACAAATAATAGAGCTTCATTTGATATCGAAGCACAATTGAGAAATCTAATTGAATTGAACAACACTGATCGTATTAATACTATCGCTGATATTAGTAGCGGTGCATATCGAAATAATCCAATCGTTATAGATTTTGTAAATAAAACTGTAACTGATAATAGATATTCATATGAAGATAGTAAAACAGAATTTGCTAGTTTAAATGCAGGTAACAAAAAGGTAGAAGATACTCATAGTGATAATTTCATAAACAGAATTTTTACTGATGAAAATGAAAAGCGTTTTCTAGTTTTTAAAGATTATCAATCGCCTGGTGATTTACCGACATCAATAAGAAGTGACCAACACTTACCTGAAATTATTTCAAGAAGAACTACATACCGTTATTTACTCTATAGAAATACAATTTACGTGAAAGCACACGGCAGATTGGATCTAAAAGCAGGTGATGTCGTAAAGTTAAGAATACCAGAAATTACACCAGGTGAAAATAAAGAAGATTCTAAATTAGCTGGCAATTATTTAGTTCATGATTGTACACATACATTTGACAAAGAAGTATACGAAGTTTCTATGATGTTGACTAAATTTGATTGGAGAGAAGATTAATGTTTGAAGAAACTGGTATAGGAATTAAAAATCCGCTTTGGTTTGTCGGCGTCGTAGAAAATAGAAATGACCCAAGAAAAGAAGGGCGCGTTCAAGTGAGAGCGTTTGGTGTTCATGGAACTAACGCGCAAGTTCCTACTGAAAGACTTCCTTGGGCAATATGTATTTCAGGAAACTACGATCCAAATTATCCAATCCCACCACTTAATTCTTGGGTATTTGGATTTTTCTTGGATGGCCGTGATGCACAGCAGCCAATGATACTCGGGCTAATACCTACACAAATGACTGGGTTAATAGACCCCGAAGCGAATGGCTGGGGTGTTATTCCTACTCAGAATGTTGATCTGGATTCACAAGGATCTCGTGCGACAGATTATGGTCAACCACAAAATTCTAGAAAAGCTCGTGGAGACGAAATCCAAAATACTGGTGTACTTTTACAGGAAGTCAATAGAATAGAAGCAGATTTTTCTTCCGCTGTAGAAGGTCTTTCAGTTCAAGAACCGCCACCTGCTTATAATACGCAATATCCATATAATAGAGTCATTGAAACAGCCGCTGGCCATAGCATAGAATTAGACGACTCGCCAGGTGGTAAACGAATCACGATATTCCATAATACCGGTTCATTTATAGAAATAGATAATGGCGGTGTGATGAATGTCAAAGCCACCGGTGATCTTTTCTTGAGTTCAATGAAGAATATCATTATAGTAGCAGAAGGCCGCCAGATGATAAAAGTAAAAGGTGATGCTGTCTTTAGTGTAGATGGAAGTATGATACAGGAAGTCAGTGGAGATATGCAGCAGATAGTTCGAGGTAACTATCAATTATCTGTTGGTGGACAATTAAACTTAAATGCTAGTGAAGAAATTCAAGCAAGAGCAGCTAAGGTTAGAATTGAAGCAAATGTTGAAGGTATAAATCTAAAGTCCGGCAAAAAGATTAATATACAAGCTGGTGAAGCAATTAATATAAAATCAGCAATGGGAATTCTTCAGGAAGCAGTTGGTGACTTTAATATTAAAGGTGATAATTTCTATACACAGAGTGAAGGCGCAATACATTTTAAAGCTGGAGATTCT